TTGCCTTGTCGGACAATGGAATCGTGAGATACCCACCGGGCTTTGCCGTGATCCACCCGCCATCCTCTTGCTTCCTTGCGTAGATGATGGTGGTAAACACGCTGGTGCGGCGTGCGACGACTGGCGAGCGTTTGATGCTGCCAGCCAATCGGCTAGTCTGCCTATTTGGTGGCTGCCCCGGCGCAGACGGACCACGGGCGGCGTTCGATCCGAACCCGCCCTTGACTTCGTTGACGATGACCTGTGCGGCCACGCCAAGACCCGCCTCGACCGACTTGTCGATCGTGCGGGGCATATCGGGAAGTTTCCATGTGAAGTTGACCTTCACGAATCCTCCTCGATGTCAAACGCTTGCAGGCAGTTTGCACCCGCCACGTTGCGAGAGATGCCGGTGATTCGGAAACGACGGGCAACAGGGAACCCTTGACCCTCGATAACCACTTCGCCGTCCTTCTCCAATGTGATTGCTGACCCGTTGTATTCAAACGGGATCAAGAGTGTCGCGCTGCGAGTGCCCACCAGACGCGAATTAGCCATACCCGTGCTACTGGAATCTTCCTCCCCGTTGCACGGGTCCGCCGGCAACTGCGGCGAATCGTTCCCGTGAACCGGGAACCCGTTGTCGGTGGTGAATTGCGGCGCGATGTATTGGGCAGTGTGGACGAGCAAGTGCCAAGGTACTGGGACGGTATAACTCATACGACACCCCCCGGCGCGAATGGGCCAAAGAGCATCCCAGCCAATTCAGTAAGCCCGCCGGTCTTTCCGAGCGTGTACGAATACTGGCCGATGGATTCTGATTGCATGGCTGGATCGCGCCGACGCGCCGCGAACATGGCATCGACGTACTGATAGAGAGCGAACTTCAGATCGTCCGTAACCGCCGATCCTGCCACGTACACGATGCTGTAGTTGAACGTGCCCGGCTCAAACGCGGGGCGATACCCGGCGTAGTAGGGCTGCAAACGGTCATACTGCGAATCCACAAACCACCGGCCCCACGCTTCGTTGTAGAAGTAGAGGATGCCGCGTGTGGCATCGAACGTGTATACGTCCGAGTCCAGCACGTAGGTATCACCCGACACAAGCAGTTGTGTCACGCTGGTAACGCTTGTCACCGGCCAGTTGCGGAGTTGAATCGACCGCTGGTCTGGACCGATTGAGTATTTCTCGGTGAGCGTTCCACCCTCAAACGTGCGGCCTGTCAGCCGTTGCAAGGCCGCTGTCGCCGCGCCGATGCAAACACCGATGAACGTATCATCACCACTACCGGAGATTCCGGCGTACGTCTTGTATTCCGCTGTGGTGATGATCGCCAAGCGTGCCCCCGATCAGTTGAGTTGGAGCATTTCGATGGACGCGGACCCGGACACGTTCGCGGCGGTGGAGCAAAGCACAAGAATCCAATTCACGCCCAACGCATCACCCGGTACGCCGGTCACGGGTGATACGAATGTGTACCACGGGCTGTAGAGATTGGGCGTGCCCGCAGCGTCGCGGATGTCATTGGTAGCGTCGAGTGTGAGCGTGATGCCGGAACCAGACGCGGAGTTGTCCAGCCGGTTTGGGGCGAACGTGCCATCGTTGGCGAAGGCGTTGGAAGTCGGATCTGATTCGGTGTATACGCCGTACACCTGAATGACTGGCGAGGTAGTGACCGTGCCCGTGTATTTGACGCGGAAAGCAACCTTTCCACCGTTCGCGCCCATCTCCACCCATCGGCAGTTGGAACCAGCGAACCCGAGCGGGGCCTTCAACTCAGTGCTTGTCGCCGCTGTCGCCTCGGCATCGCTCACAACGGTCACGATGTTCCCGTTTGCCGTGACCGGGACCGTTGGCATGAGTGCCGTCTTTGCATTTGCAGATGTGTACGCGGCAAGTGCCATAAGTCACCTCTTTGCTATCGAGTTGATGGGCGCACGCTCCCATCTTGTTCTCGGGTTTTCGTCTCATAAAACTCCCCCCGCTGTTGCCAGCGGAGGAAGCGGAAGGGTGCGGTACGACCGCGATTAGGCAGTGATGAACAGCGTCTCAGCAACGCCGCGCTCGGTATTCGAGTTGGGCGATTGGCTGATCGGTTCGAGAATCCAAGTGCCGCCGATGAGCGTTGCGCCCGCGCCGCCGGTGATCGTGGCCCGCAAGTATTTCTTGCGAACACCACCACACGGGACGAAAGCAACGAAACACTTATTGTCGGAACTTGCCGCCGTAGGCGAGGTGAACCCGCCGCCGGTCACGTCCGACCACGAAGAGTCGTTGTCGGATTCCTGAATCTTGAAAGCCGATGCGTTGGCCGCGATGTTGCCGATGTTGACAACCAGCGTGGCAAAGAAGCAGTCGGATACGTTCACACTTGGCCCGTCAGTCGTCGCGCCGGTGGAGTCCACCGGGTTGAACGCGTTGGCGAGTTTGGCATTTTCCAGCATTTTCATGGGTCATTCTCCTGTCTTTGGGTACGTTGGGGTTAGGTGGTCTTCAGGCACACGATGGGGCCATAGGTAGAACCGCGACCGTCACCGTGGATGTTGACGTTCATACGGGCATGAGCGCGGATAGCGATGTCGCCGGTGTCGAAGTAGAACGAATCGCTGGTAGCGATCTGAACGTCCTTGCGAACGCCGAGCATCGAACCGCCCATGAAGTCGCCGAAGTAGAGACACTTGGACGCGGACGCGGAAGCCGTTGGCATGACCTGAGTGAAGTAGAAGGGGTAGCCCAAGAGCGAAGCGTCACCGCCGCCGGTCGATGGACCGATGATTTCCTTGAACCGCTGCAACTCGATGTTCATGCGGATACCGACCTGTGCGTACCACTGGCGGGTACCCATGAACGCAAGGCGAGCGGGGTTGACGTTTTCGACCGATCCGATGATCTTGGCGATGTCGCCGGACACAATCGCAGACCATGCGTTACCGCTGGCGTCGATGTATGCACCCGATGGGAGTGCGTTCGCCAAGCCCAACTGATTGCCGTAGGTAGCGGTACCGTCGCCCAGCACGTAGTCAGAGTCCTCGCGGATCAACTGCGCCTCAGCCACGCTGCTGTTGATGTCATCGGCCACGTTGATAGCCGCGTCGTCGAACAGGTTGATGTTCACCTTGACCAAACATCCAACGTCCTTGGCCGTGAGGTTCACGGTGTCGTACGCGTTGTCGGAGAGTGCGAAGGAACCCGTGGCCGCACGGTGGGCCATCGTGACGATGCCGGTCTTACGCGGCTGCCGCTGAATATCGCGGGTCATGGTGACGACGTTGGCAACCTTGCGGGCCACGCCGTATGTCTCGGTCAGGTAGATCAACTGCGCGACGTAAGACTCGGGGATCAACGCGCCGCCGTTGTAGTTGTGAACGCCCGCCATCGCCTTCTGGACGATTTCCATGTCGGCGCGCTTCTGGTCGTAGTGCTTCTGGCCAGCGGTCACGAGACGAATCTGAGCGGTAGCAAACTCGGCCTCGTCGGAATCCGCGTAAGCGGTCTTTCCGAGTTGGGCCTTGATGTCGTACGCCTTCTTCGCCTTCTCACGCCAGCGGCCCTTGACCATCACCTCGGGTCCACGCCCCGGATCGGCGGGATTGCCAACCTGAGTAGCGGACGGTGCCCGCAACTTCATGGTTGGGGCCTTGGCCCACACGTCGTCAAACTTCAGTTTGGTGCCATCGGGTGCATCGACCTCATTGGTGTCGATTCCCTGCGATGCCATCCACGATTTCACGGCGGCGGGATCGGTGTCCGACCCGGTATAGCCGTTGCCCTTCAGGGCTTCGATAAGACTCTTGCGGTCCATAAGTCACCTCACAGATTCGATAACGGAACTGACTTTTGAGTCAGGGTCCGTTGCCGATGCCGTGAGGGACGATCCCGCCGAGATTACTCAGGGCCTATCGCCGACCGCCAAGGGTCAACTCCACCGAGACGCGACTACGGCTCAACAGAGACGCAACCGCTTCGTGGGCAACTGTAGCCGTTTCACTTCCCGGCTGTCGATGCCCAGTGCATGAGTATACATGGTGTTCACGTGCCCGGCGCGGATCACGTCCTCGATTCGGGTACGCGACTTGGCCGCCACGGGCGTAACTGCCTGCGCGTAGCAGGTCACGTTGCACGGCATGGCGGTGAGGGAGATTTCAAGGAACCGCCACTTGCGGACGATGGACCGTGCCATCGGGAACCGCTTGGATTCCTCTGGCGTTGGGCTACCCCAATCGAGAGCGTCGAACCCAATCGACACGCCGATCGTGCCCATCTCTTGAATAGTGTCGAAGACCGATTCGCCGAACGCGGGATTGGCTTTGGTGAGAATCTTGGCGCGGAAGTCCCAGCCGGTGTGTACCCCGTTGGCCATCATCGGGCGAAGTGTGCGAATCTTGCCAAGAACGCTCCCCATGTCGTAGCGGTGATCGACGTACAACACGCGGGTTTTGTCGATGTACCCGGTGTCGGCCCCTTCCGGCAGTACCACTTCCTCAGATTCATCGACGGCGTTTGTGGTAGCGATACCCCAAATATCCCGCTCCTCGCTGTCGGATTCGACCTCTTCGATGAATCCGCCCACCACCCCGACCGGGCCTTTGATAGACGCGGCGGCGTTGCGGGCCTTGATGCAGTCGATGAATGAACGCGGTTCTAGTGTTTCAGTTGGCATCGGGTGTCACTCCAATCACAATGCACGCACAGTTGGGGTGTGCGGGTTCGTTCTGAATATCCCATTTGGCGGTAAAGGTTCGCACCGTTCCGCTTTCGTCTACGTAGGTGAGCGATTCGCCCGCCCGCATGAACGGCACGCCGGGCGGAACAGCATTCTTCCCGTAGGTGGCCACGATCTTGTCCACCAGCGCAAGGCAGATAGGGCACGCGGACGCTAAGGTGTCCCAGCGTTTCTCTTGCCCAGCCTCTTCGATCTGTTGGACCGCTACCCGGCCCTGAATGTTGGCCACTTCAGTACGGGCGATGACCGCCGCCCGGTCCTCGTTCACGCCCGGCCCCATGATGTCCTGCACCGCCTGCCGCGCGTTGCCGGTTTCGGCTGCCTGCTGGACGATCTGGGAAAGTTTCTCATTCGTGGTATTGGTCAATTCCTCGATGATGAGGCGGGTACGTTCGCCCGCGTAGACATTGGATTGCTCCGTCACGGTCTGGGGACTCATGGACTCGCCGATAGCGGCATCACGGTACCCCTCTGCAAAGTAGCGTTGCAGGATGCCCTGCAATTCGGCTTGCATGAGGGAGGGAACCTCTGTAATGCCCACGGCGGCCATATCCGCCACCCGCTTCAGCCACCCTTCCATCGCCGCCTTCAATGCGTTTTCCAAGGATGCCAACTTCTCGACTTCCTTGACTCGTGGGCCTGAATTGCAGCACCCGCACGGGCTGTCGTAGAAGCCAACGTACTTGGCCTTGGCTTCCGGCTTTGGCTTTGGCTTTGTCTCGGGCTTTGGTTCCGGCTCGGGTTCCTCTGTCTCTTCTTCCTCAGTCTCCGTCGCCGCGTCCGCAACTTCCGTGGGCAACGCGACTTCTTCCATCGGTTCTCGGCCCAATTCCTCGCGCAATTCGTTCACGCTGATCGCCCCGGCCATCTTCAACTGAATCAGCGTCTGGACCTTCTTCTCTTCGTCCTCGGCTACCGGGTTGTCATAGGCAAAGAAGTACCCCTCGGTTTCCATGCCATCGAACATCGGGATCAACAGATTGGTCAGGTCGTCCGCGTCGCGCTGCAAGCGTGGGAGGATGCCGTAACGCATCCACGCCGGATCACCAGCGGCGGCGGCGGCAAGCGAACCCTCATTCGGGCGAACCACACTCTCGGGAATGTCATACGCGGCCCAGATGATCTTGGCGCATTCAAGTGCCCCCGCCGTGTATTCCATGTCGCGGGGCTTGATCGCCAGTGGGGTAATCTTGGACCCGCTCGTGACAAGCCAATTACCAGAGTTTCCCGGACCTTGGACCTGTCGCTTGACAGATTCGATTTGCTGATTCATTTTGTCAAGCGGCGTGTTCGCGTCGAACTCAACATGGACCGGCGGCATACCAAAGTTTTTCCACCGGGCCTGTTCGCTGATCGTCGCCAGCGTCAAGAGTTGCGCGTAGGGGAAGATGTCAGAGATAGGCGAACGCCCGGAGTATGGGTCGGTCGGATCGGGTGCGAACTTGGAATGGAAGATCACCTCTCGCGGGTACAACTTGGCGATGGTCATATCACGCCCGTACAGATACCCCTCTAGGAATTGCTCGTCGCCAGACTTGCCAATCTTCGCCGACACGTATTGGGGCAACAGCGGGATCATCGCCATATCGCTGCCCTGATCGTCCACCAGCGTGTAGGAATCGCCAACGATGTCTTTGGAGATGAACCGCAAGTACGCGGTATCGGCGGCGGTGTAATACTTGCTCGGCTTGTTCAACAGGTCCAAGATTGGGTGGCTCTCAATCTCGACCGCCCCAAACCGCGCCATGTTCGCCGCGTCGCCGCCCATTTCCTTCAGGCGTTGAATCTCGCGCCGCTTGATCTTGCGGCCCTTCTTGCTGGTATCCGCCGAGTAGAGGCGAATTTTCTGGCTAGCGCACACACTGGCGTTTTTGCGGGCGCAGATAGACACCCAATGCCCAAAGAAACTCATCAATTCCTGATGCGTTCGCCGCTCGGACCACATACGCCCCGTAGTGTCGGCGGCGGTAATCGTGGTGTTCAGCCACGGAAGATTGATACCACCAGACGTATTGACGGTGGTGGTCTTCACGCTCTTGCGGGTAACCTTGCCCTTGGGTTTGCTCTTTCCACGGCCTGCCACGGTTACCTCCAATCCCCGTCAAAGGGATCATCCTTGAAACTGATAGACGTAAACACCGGCTCTGGCCGCATGGCAATCTCAGAGATTCCATACGCCGCCAAAGCCAGCGAGCAAACGCAGTCGTCGTGTAGCCCTTCCGGGGCGGTGTAGCGTACGCCGTGCTTGTGGTACTCATACTCGAATGAGTGCAACTCATCCACCATCACCGGCTCGTCGATGATGCCAATGGCCTCGCGGTGGATAGCGGATGCCAGCCCGCCCATGAGTCTGTCTTTGGATTCGCTCGTGAACTTGAACCCTTCCACCCGCCCGTGGTGCTTGAACTGGATTCGCTCGGTGACAGGTTGACCTACACCCGTCGCGTCCATGATGACCTTTGCATTAGGGTGGTCGGTGATATGCTTGCTGATGCGCCGCTCAGTTTCTTCCCAAGGAACCTGATTCCAGCGGTCGAAGATACACGGCATCCCAGCTGCATCTAGACCAGTGACCACCGTGTAATCTTTCTCTTTCGCAAGGTCCACGCCGATGACGGCGGCTTTGGTATTGGTCAGTTTCTTGAGACACTTATTGATCTGCGCGATGCCGAATGGGTTGCCAGCATCATCGGCGGGTTCCGCAAGATACAACTCTCGGAAGACGGCCTCCGGCAGCACCCGCTTAGCGTCCTCAATTTCCGATGCATCCAGCACCCCGCCGCGCACTGCGTCGTACGCCGTGATCTTGGTGTATTGAAAGTCTGGTTCCCCGGCCCGTGCCCGTTGCCCCAACTTGTACGCCCAGTTGCGGCGACCCTTGACGTTGCCGATGACGCGCACCTTGCCGCGTGTCTTTGTGAGGGTCGAACGCACGGCGGTCCAAGCATCTTCCTTCACGCGGGAACCCTCGTCGATAACCGCCGCGTACACGTCTTCGCCGTACAGGGTGTCGGGCTTGTCTCCGCCCTTGAACCAGATGGTTGCCCCGTTCACCTTCAGCGTGATCGTGAGTTTTGTTTTGTGGTAGCCCCAGAACTGTTGATCCGGGTCCACGCGCATCATCATCCGGTACATACGCGAGAACGCAATCTCGGCCACGCCGTAGGTTGGCGCGACCCACCAGTAGTTGCGGCCATCCTTGCCGGTTGTCCATGCCTCATGCAGAATCCAAGTCAGACACCCGACAGTCTTGCCTGCCTTGGTAGACGCTTCGGTAATTGCATAACGTGCATCATTGAAGAACGCCGAGTGTTGCTCGGGATAGAGGCGGGGGAGTTGAAGGGTCAACTCACTCACTTATCAAACTCCACTTTGAGTACGCGAACAGTGGTTGCGTCTGTCGCCTTGCCACCGTCGATGCGTTCGTTCTTATCCCGCAAATGCTCATCCGCCTGATCCACCTTGTCGGCCTCGATCGCCAACTTTGCCGCCGCGATGCGATCGCGTGCAACAACTGACGTGTCAATAACCTCCTCGGCCATCTTCAACACCTTGTCTTTCATGGCCTTAGACACGTTCCACCCTTGGCGAACGGCAAAGCGTGCCATCTGCAAGTCCTTCCCTCGCCGGGTAGGGTCTTCCATAAAGTCGCTACGTGGTGCTTCCTCGCTCATCGTGCCCCCCTTACCAATCGCCCACGGCCCATCATGCGGCCAGCGGTGGCCGATTGCGGGTACTGATACGCGCCGTAGTCGCCGGTGTACCACATACCGCGAACGTCCTTGGTGGGCTTGTATGCGGGATTCAGGAACGTCCGGCGGAGAGTGGAATTGCTCGCCAACTCCAATGACTCCGACGTGCGGTAGAACTGTGCGGACGTAGACGATTCGATGAACTTGGGGGCCTGTGCCCCGGTGCCAGATTCGATCTGGGTGATCCACTCTGTCTTTGTATCGAACGCCGTATTCGACGAGTACCGCGCCAGCGTGGGCGAGAACCCAAGATAGGCATTGGTGCGGAACTCGTGCGCGGCCGCGTTCAGTGAGTTGTCCGACACACACAGGTAGCAATTCGTAACCGGCTTGGAAACGAAACCGATCGCACACCCGTAGACGCGGTACGTGTAATTGGTCTTGCCCTCGTAACTGATGAAGTAGCAGTCATTGGAATTGCTGCCCGTGTCGATCATCGAACAGCCAAGGAAGCCCACCCCGTCGCCGGAATCGAACGTGCCGGTGAACGTGTGGATGTTGTAGCCGAACCCGCCCGAGCGGTCTGAGTTGAAGCGGAACGCGCACGAGGTAAACAGCGGCTTGTGTGCAATGCTCGTGGTCTTGCGCAAGAGCAACGCACCAGAGTTAGACGCCCCGGCTGGTCCGCACCGCTGGAAGTCGAAGTTGCAGCGGTCAACCCACACGCTGTCGTAGAGCGACATCTGCACGGCATCGACGCACCGGCTGGATCGGAGGATCGCGTTGCGGCTTGCGGTGCTATCCCAGTTGCCCGCGTAACTCGGCATGTTGTTGAAGCCAAACGGGTTCGCGTTCGCGTCGTCGTCGTACATATACGAGGTGCAACCCTCGATCAGCAAGCCATTCACGAAGTTGTTGGACAGCCCGTTTGTATGGCAGTAGAAGCCGGTGAGATTGGTTGCGGCCTGAATCGACGCCCCGTCCATCGCTATGTGGGTCTTGACGTGGGCCACACAGTTGAGGAACCGCACGCCGTTGACTTGGTTGGACGCACCACCCGCGAAGGCGATGAAATTGGTGCTGGACTTGTAGAGCGTTCCCGAGTCGAAGCCCACAAACGTGTGGTTGACGTTTGACCCGGTGCCAGCACAACCCATGCCGTGATACCCGGTATCGTCAGCCAGCCCGCCACAGGTGTAGTTACCGTCGCCGCCCTGACAGATGATCGCGTAGCCATCGGCGGTTGAGTACGGGTTGATGTTCCAATACCGCGTGAGCGATGCGTTGATCGAGCAGCCCGTGCATGACGACAGCGTATCACCCTGATACGCACTAGAGCCAGCCGATGCAGCGTACGGGTTGGCCGCGTTGCGCCCACGGATGATGCCGATAGTCACGGTGTTCGGGTCGGTGCCATCGGTCACGATGGTGAGTACGCCAGTGCCAGACACATATAGCCAATCCCACGCGGATGCGGGCACGGCGTTGTAGCGAAGTTGGCCCTTGCGGAGTGTGCGGCCACCCTTGCCGGCAACGGTCTGGGTGTCGTAATTCCAAGTCACCCCGTCGATATACAGGCCCGTGTTCAACGTCTTCGTCCACGTGTTGCCAACCGTGTTCGTCCATGTACCAGACAGGTTCGCAGTATCCCCGCGAATCGTGCATTCGTCGTAGTTGATGACCTGCACGCCGGTCTTGCTGGTGAGCGTGAGCAGCCAGCCGGTATCGTGGAACGTTGCAGCCACGCCGTACGTCGGGCGGAACGTGCCCTGCCGATAGATTCGATCGCCACTACCAGCCGACGAAAGCCACGCCGCCGGAGCCACGCCGGTGTACGTCTTCCACGCCGTAGCCATGGTCAGGCCATCGTTCGCGTCGTTTCCGTTTGTGCCATCCCAATAACGGTCTGCCATTGGTCATTTCCCCATTTCCCGGCGTATCTGTTCGCGTTCCTGCATACGGATCATCAAGTCATGGTCCTGTTTGATCTGTGCCCGAATGTCCTGTATCTGTTGCTCGTGGTAGGTGTCGGCGGTTCGCAATGGGGCGATGAACACACCACCGATGGATGCTGCCAGTGCGATGCACACGCCAACGGTCTGGACCATGAACGGGTAGTTGGCTTCTCGAGATTTGCCCAGCGAATCGGCGATCTTGTCGATGCTCGCGTTGACCTTGGACACCTGCTCATGGATCACCTGCACGTTCGATTCGAGCCGCGCCATGCCCGTTTCAAGTTTGCCGATGCGCGGGTACACGTCGGCGTTGATCGGTGGATGACCATTGCCGTTTCCGTTCCCGTTGTGCCCGTTGGCTTCGATCACGACCACGCTCCTACGTATGACTCGGTGGACGAGCCGACCAATCGGACACGGAACCACGATCCGGCTTTCATCACGGCAGCGGCGGCGGTTCCCAGCGTGACGCTCGGGATGATCGTGCCAGCGGTCGAAACGCGGAACATGCCTTGTGTGATGGCACACAATCCGGTGCCTGTCGCGCCGTTGACGATGTTCGTCTGTGTGGCCGATGTGACATTCGCCGATCCCGAACGGGCCAGCGTCGAGAGCGGTGAGTTGTTGTCTAGGCCTGTGGAGTGATGGCCCCAGCGGTCTGTCACCGCCGTGCCCGCGCCGACAACATCGAACGTGAGATTGTTCGATGCCGCGTTGCTCATGTTCGTGAGGTACAGGAAACTGGTGAACTCGTAGGTGCCAGCGGCGAGCGTGAGCGTGCCGTTCGTGACCTGATTGAACGCCTTTTGCTGAGACGCGGTATTGGTCAGCGTGTAGTCGGCGGTCTGCATGAGGTAGTAGGTCGCCGGGAATCGGACGTTGGCCAACTCCGAATCCGACCACCCCAGCGCGGTACCGTTTCCGCCGATCGCCGATGGCAACCGTTTGAGCAAGCCAGCGATGGACAACGAAAGGCGGCTCACTTCGCACCCCCCGCGTTCCCCACCACGGGAACGAAGGCGGGTGAGACAGCCCAGCCGATGCCGCCGGCACGCGAGAGTTGGACGGTTTCAGGGTTCACCGTCACATCGTCGATCAGCACCACCGACGCGCCTTGCGACGCGAATATGTCCTTGCTTGTGTGGTATCTGTCTCCGAATGAACTGCCCGACCCGTGCCACTTCGACGCAAGGCACATATGCACGGTTGGGTACAAGGGCTTGCCGACGATGGGGCGCGGTTCGGACCACACCTCGAAGCCAGCGGCTGCCAATCGGTGTGCGGCGGCATGGTCATTGTGCCCCATCGGTCGATCAGCCAGCGTGTCGATGACGATGAAGTCCGCGTAGCCGTTCCAGTGCATCACAATCTCTTCGCACTCATGCACGACCAGCGGCTTGGACATGGCGTGTGTCGTGCCAAGGTAGAACCCCACCTTGCACCCAACCGCCTCGCGGATGATCTGTGCGGCGTCCGCCCATACCGCGTACGACCCGCACGATTGGACACGTACGTCGTCGTCGAACTGCAACGCCTGACTCACCATGTCGAAACGAAGATCGGCCCCGCCTTCCTCGCGCCCACCGGGGTAGGCGATGACGCAATGTGTAATCCCTTTGCCGATGAGTTTGGGTGCAACGTGATCCCGTGCCCACATGAGCGGCCCAAGCCGGAGCAACGCATCGGGCATCCCGCGCGGCCCAACGTCGGACCCGCAGGTCGCCCACGCCATGAGTGGGGC